ATGTCATATACTAGTGCAAAATGAGACCATACATCAGCAGGTATTAAATTTACAGTAAAGTATACTAATGCGGGAACTCCGTTTACATATACTTGAACTTTTCCACCAGAACCTTCTCTAACAATCATACCAGCTCCAGGGTAAGTTTGTCCTCTTTTAAATATACAATTAAAATTACCTGTATGTGCTGAATCTAAATAAAGCCACGAAGAATAAGTCCAACTACTTTGACTAGATGGAACAACGTCGCTACTAGCAACGCTTACGTCTACAAAATCACTAGTCCCATCAAACTCCATAGAATAGTTAGAAACCTTGTTCTGATTCTCGTTACTTGGTATACGCCATTGGTCATTAAAATATTCTGTTGCCATAGTTTACATTCTATACCACGCTACTGGTGGTGTTGTTAATTGACTTAAATCTGCTGTTTTATTTACTCCATCTACAACTGCTGTTGCATTGTAAATGCTTAATATTTCTGCTTCTGTTAGAGCTACGTTAAATATTGCTAATTCATCAAATAAAGCAGATGTCCAAAAATTACCACCAGCAATATTCTGTCCAACTGTTAATGGACAAGATGCATTGTAATTTACACTGTCAGCAATAGAACCTTTTTCAACTCCATCTAAATAAAGTTTAGTTGTTGAACCATTATTCCATACAACTATATTTTTCCAGTTACCAACAGTAAATTCTGAAGCTGGTATATTTATTGGCAAAATTGCTGGGCTAACTCCTTGCCTTCTCCATTGAACTCCGTTTGTTAAACCAAATAATAAACTTGGTTGATTGTTTAAAACAGTTAATGACCTAAAATCCAATAGAGTGCTTGTAAAATGTTTTATAGTAAAGTTTATCCAAAAACTAATAGTAAAACCACTAGTTCCAAATGCAAAATTAGATGTTGTAGGAACATTAAATTGTGTAGCATCAGCCCTTAAAAATTGCATAGAATTAAGGTTGTCTATTTGAGCTAATCCACCAGCACCAGAAGAACCAGAAATATTAGTATCACCACTTGGTGAACTATCATAAACAGCACCAAAGTTATTTGTAGAATTAGCTTTTGCTTTTCCCCAATCGTTGCTGTTATTTACTGCACCTTGTCCCCATTCTATTGTGTTATCTGGCATAATATATTTTTAAAGTACCCAACCTCCAAAATCTGCAACGTCATCTGGATACATATCCTCTTGACTATTAGAATAGTACTCAGGTATTAATCCTGCTGCGTTATTTTGCATAAAATCTATAAATCTATTTGTGTAAAACTGAGATGTAGTTCTACTTCTTTCAACTAAGCTATCTACGTGTTCTTTTGTTAATGCTGTGCTATTTTCAGGATTCTTAGTATATATACCACCATTAGAAATATTAACTCCAGCGTAAGGTAAGTATTCTACCATACTCCAATGTAATAGCATTGGTTTAATATAATCGTTTAATAAAGCTAAGTAAGGATTTGCTAAAGTACCAGCAACTATTTCATTTTGTATTTTAACATATAATTCTGTACCTAAGTAGTTCTGTATATGTATATCCTGAGCTTGATTTATATAAGGTAATATTTTATCATTATCTATATTACCATTAGCAGCAGTAAATACTGAAATATCGTGTCTTGTTACAAATAGTGCTTTACTCATTTTTTATTTTATTGTACTGATTTAAATATCAAATTCTAAAGGATTGCTATTTAATCTATTTAAAGTTTTTTTAGCATCTATAATAAAGTTATTAGCACTTTTATAACCATTAACTTCTTCACTTTTTACACCTAATTCTTTGGCTACTAAATCTGCTTTTTTGAGTAAACTTTGTACATATTTAATATTTTGAGTTAAATCTTCATAAACGACTTTAGCATATTTATTATAATATCTTGAATCTTTTTCTACTTTTTTTATAGCAGTATTTACTTTAATTGAAGCAGTTAAAACCTTTTCAGCAGTATCTAACGTATTGTTAAACTGTTTAACAGATTCTAAATCTTGTGCAATACCTAATTCTATTCTTTCACTTGCTAATTCTACTTTTGTAGATTCACTTAGTTTTTCAAATACTCTTCTTTGTGTTCTCATTTTTTATTTTTAAACTTTAGCCATTTATATTGTTACGTTAGGTATTTGGCTGGCTTCGTATGCTACTTTTTTAGCTAAATCAGGATAATTTTGTAGTTCAGATTTTAACTGTTTGTATCCTTTTACATCATTTGGTGAAACTCCTAATTCTTTTGCAATTTTTTCAACTTTTGATAAAACATCTTTTAATCCAGCACCTTTATTAGATAATTTTTCAACTTTTGCTTCAAGATTATCTTGTGCATCTAAAGCACTATTATAAGCTTTCAATTGTGCTTTTTCATATTTATCTTTTTCTTTTTCTACTTGTGCCATTAAACCATTTAAGTCATCATAACTTTTTTTGATGTTTTTTAATCCTTTTGTAACATCATCAGCAACAGATAACTCAATCTTTTCACTTGCTAATTCTACTTTATTTTCAATTTCACTTAATGTTTCAAATATTCTTTGTATTGTTGTTTTCATTTTTTTTATTTATTTTATTACTTTTTATAATTTGGATGATGTCCGTTATTCGGCATATTCACTGGAGCTTTCTTTGCTTGTTTGTGTCCTCTTGGTTTTGCTTCATAACTCTTTGGTATTTCTTTTACCACATCATAATCTTTTAAATCTTTACTACCTTTTTTACCATCTAAAGCAGCATCAATTTTCATTCTATACAATACTTGCTGAAATTTATGGCGGCAGTAAACCCCGCCCTTAAAACGAAAGAGGTCAAATTTTTGACCTTTGTGCATTGGTAACTCAGCAGCTTTAAAATTCATTTGTCTACTTGCTTTATCAATATCTTCTAATCTATATACAACACCTCTCTTGCTTCTCGCCATCATTTCTTTGCAGAACTTTCTACTCTTACCACCTTTGCCTTTTGCACTTGCTGTATTGTATTTGTATCTTACCTTATAATAACTTTTATCTAAATTAGATTCTTTGTTTGGTGCGTTTTTAATTGGTGTATCACTTTTAACTGCTTCTGCTAATTCAATCATATTATCAGCCCAATCTTCTTCACTAATATTATCTTCACTTACATCTCTAATATCTACAATTTCAAATTCTTCAGTATTCATTATTTCGCCACCTAAAGTATCTAATGCTTCATTTAGTAGTAAATCACTATCTTCATCTGAAATGCTCTTAGAAGCCATTATTTCAAGCTCTGTGCTAAAATCATCATCATCTTCTTTAATACCAGTTTGCTCTTCTTTTTCTTCATTATCAAGTTCATCCAACTCCATAAACTCAAGTGGTTCAATAGTTTTAAAGTAAAGATTTAAACTAATATCATTAACAGCTAAAATTGCATCTAAGCTATCAATTAAAAGGTTTTGGTATGGTTGTATAACTACGTTATTAAAAAGTCTTGAAGCGTTCTCTATTTCATCAGCATTAGAAGAAAAACCATTAGCAGAAGATAAACCTAATAATAATGGTGATGTTACTCTATGTGTTAGCATAATTTTTCTACTACATTCTTCACTTAAATAAGAATAGTGCTGTGGTGCATCTACTAATGGTATATCCTCAACAGTTGTTTTGCTTTCTGCATTATTGTTAAAAGCAACAATTACTTTTTCTCCATAGCTACCAGTTAGCTTATTCATTACATCATTCTTAATAGCTAATTGCTTTTCTCTATCAGGCACTCCATTGTTAAAGTTCACAACCTTAGTACCTGAAAAACCATTTTGAGTATCGTTAATTAAATAACAAGCAACTTCGTTTTCAAGTATGGAATACGAAATATTATAGTCCGCTGGTGAATAATAGTAAAAACCAGTTACATATCTTTTAATAATAAATATTTCATTTTGTGCGCCACTACCAAATACTGGAAACTTTTTTAGTTTAGTATTTCTATCAACTTTACTCCAATCAGCAGAATAAAAATAGTTTTTTACTTCACCGTTATCATTCATCTTTTCAGCTCTTAACGTTTCTCTTGGAAAGTGTGTTATTGCTGATATTTTAGAACCATTGTAAGTTATTTGAAAAGCAGCTTCTCCTAATAGTTTTAAATCTTGGCAAACATTTCTTAAATCGTGAGGTTTTACTAAACTCCTCATCTGTGCATACTGGTCTGGCTTTTGTGCAGAATCAGTTGCA